GAAAACCAAAAGACTAAGGGTAAAATTATAGCCATTGGTTCTGGGTTACGATATTTGCAAGATGAAATAAAAGTGGGTGATGTGATACTTTATAAAAAGTATGCTGGTACTAGAATAGTTTTAGAAGATAAAGATTGTGTAATGCTTCGAGAGGCTGAACTAGATGCAGTATTATCGTGAGAGTATTAATTAACATAACATCTTACAACCGTAAAGAAATGTTGGTTAATTTAATTAATCAGTTATACGGGTTTGATATTATAGTTTGGGATGACAATAGTAACTTTGATATGTCTGGCAATTTTATATTCCATAAGTTCGATATTAATCATGGTAAGAAATTAGCGTGGGTTAAGTTCCAAAAGATATTCAAATTGATGCCAAAAGAATACGACTATTATATTTTCCTTCCAGACGATAGCGTATTAATAGATAACTTTGTTAATAAGGCTGTGGAGCTATGGAATGGTATTCAAGATAATAATAAAATATGTTTATCATTTAGCACTAAAGAACGTATAAGTAAATCATGCTTTACAGCAAAAGAGCCTATTGATAAAGGTAATGTTGTATTAACTCAATGGAATGATTTATGCTTTATTTCTGGGCGTGAATTTATTGATAAGGTTGTAATTGACCCAGTAGACCCAAAACGATGGGATGAAAACGAAAATTTAAGTAGTGGAGTTGGTAGTAAAATATCACACTTCTTTTACAAGTATTACAATCTTTATCATGCTAAAGAAGAGATGGTTAAGCACGTTGGCTTAAAGTCTTTAATGAATCCAGCCGAGAGAGAAATTAACCCGTTATGAATAAGAAAGATTTAAAAATAGGTGATACGATTAAAGTTGGCAGTACAAGTGTAAAACTAACTGAGAAAAAATTTATAGAACTAGATGGTGTTAAATACTATTGTTTAATAGGTAATTCAAAAAAAGGTAGATACTCAACTGATTTTATAAAATTATGATAACATTTAATATTGCCTCAATTCCAGATAGAGTTGATTTATTAATTAATACTGTTAATTCAATTATTGACCAAGTGGACTTCGTTAACATCTGTTTAAATAATTACGAATCAAATCCATTTGAAGATTATGATAAAGTGAATGTTGTATTTAGTAATAATGCTTTAGGTGATGGTGGTAAGTTTTTATTTGCTAGTCAAGTGAATGGGTATTATTTTACTGGTGATGACGATATAATATACCCAGAAAACTATATTAAAGATACAATCAAACAACTAGAAAAAGGTTATGATATTGTTACTTATCATGGTCGTAGCTTCTTACATTTTCCTATAAACTCATATTACAAAAGCCCAGCAATTAGAAATAGATGTTTATCTCAATGGGAGTTTACAGAGCCAATACACATTGGCGGTACTGGTGTAATGGCTTTTCATACTGATAATTTTAGACCCAACATAGCTGGATTTAAACGTAAAAATATGAGCGACATCTGGGTGAGTTGTCAAGCCAAAGAACTAGATTTAAAGATTTGGGGGTTAAAACATTCTGGTGATTACTTCACTTATCAGCGTCCAGAGTGGACTATATACGATGATAAAGTTAATGATTGTCAATATGAAACAGACATAGTTAACAAATATTTCTGCAAATAACTTTTATTTTTGGTAAAAAATTAGTATTAATTAAATTTAATTGTTTAATTTTGTGTTTATACTTTACGTAAAGTAACAATTCTATGGGGTTAAAAAGTTTATTTACTACTGGAAGCTGGAATGAAAGCGGTGCTAGGTCTGGTGGTACTTCATCAAAAAATTCTTTTTTAATTAACGGTTGGGAGACTATCGTTGGTGGTGGTAAGAGTGGCAGAAACATTACTCAAGGCAATGCTTTAGCTATACCAGCAGTATATGCAGCAGTAAGAGCTATAACAGATGCAATTAGTTCGCTACCTATTCATGTTATGAAAGATAATGGAAGCACAAAAATTAAAGATAGAAAGCACCCACTATATAAGCTGTTAAATAGAGAGCCAAATGATTTAATGACTATCTCAATATTTTGGCAAATAGTAGTTCCACAAATATTATTATACGGTAATTCTTATTGTATTATTGAATTTGCAAAGGGTTCTTTTAGACCAGTATCATTATTACCAGTCCATCCAGATATGGTTGAGGTTGAAATTAAAGAGGGCATATTATGGTACACTTTTAAATTAGAGGGCGGTCAAAAAATATATTTAGACCAAAGTAATGTATTACATTTTAGGGGGCTAGGTGATACGGTAATGGGTAAAAGTGTTATTGATTATGCTAGAGAGAATTTAGGACTAGGAGCAGCAGCGGAGGAGTTTGGAAGTAGGTTCTTTGGTAATGGTGCAGCAATGACTGGAATACTAGAAAGTGATAGTGCTTTAAGTGATAAAGCCTATACAAATTTATCTAACTCATTTAGTGATAGACATGGTGGTTTAGCTAATGCACATAAGCCATTAATACTAGAAGAGGGGTTAAAGTATAAAACAGTTTCAATATCACCAGACCAAGCTCAATTTTTAGAAACTAGAAGATTTAGTATTGAGGATATTGCAAGATGGTTTAAGATACAACCACACAAAATAGGTGATTTAAGCAGAAGTACATTTTCTAATATAGAACAACAAGATTTAAACTTTGTAAAAGAAAGCGTGTTACCTTATGTAATATCTATTGAACAAGAACTAAACAGAAAACTATTAAGAGAAGTTGAAAAAGATACTGTTTACTTTAAAATGAATTTAGACGGCTTATTACGTGGGGATATTAAAACACGTTCAGAGGCTTACAAAACATTTATACAGAATGGTATAATGAACCCAAACGAAGCAAGGGCAAAAGAAGAAATGAACCCATACGATGGTGGGGATAGTTATTTCATGCCTTTAAATTTAGCTCCAATAGATGAAAATGGAACTAATCAACAAATAGCAGAACAGCCAGTTGTGGTTGAAGCTGATGAAGAACAACAAAATATAACGTAAGATGAAAAAAATAGATATACAAATTCAATACCGTACACTAGATGTAAGAAGCGGTAATATTGATGAAGAAAATAGAACGGTTGAATTGTCTTTTAGTTCAGAAGAGCCGGTTGAAAGATACTTTGGTACTGAAATACTAGACCACAACCCAAAGAGTGTTAATTTAAGTCGATTAAACAACAATGCTGCTGTTTTAGAAGACCATGCTGGACCGCAAGTAGGTGTAGTTTTAGGTGCTAAAATAGAAAATGGTAGAGGTGTCGCAAAGGTTAAATTTTCAAGGGTTGGTAGAGGTGCTGAAATATTCCAAGATATTATGGATGGAATAAGAAGTAATATATCTTTTGGCTATCAGTTACTAGATTTAACTAGAGATGAAGAAATTGAAGAGCCAACATATAGAAGTTACAACTGGATGCCATTTGAGATTAGTGTTGTTGGTGTACCAGCAGATGCAACTATCGGAATAGGACGTTCTAAAGAGGTTACAACAGAAATAGAAGTAGAAGATAATTTTAGAACTTTAGAGGCTAAAGAAATAAAGTTAGATACTTCAAAAGAAATAGAAGAAATTGATGAAGCTGATAATGCTCATGCTAGAGCAAAATTAGCTTTATTAAAGTTGAGAGAAAACTCAATAAAATAAAATCACTAGGTGAAGATGCCTGGTACAATTAATTTTAATATAAACAACTCGTTTAAGAAAACGGGTACAAAATTTAGACAATGAATTTTAATTTAAAAAAGAGCCAAGAGGAGCTAGGATTAATCCATGATGCTGCTATGAAATTGGTTACTGATTCAGAAGCTAGAGGTGAGAAAACGATGCCAGCAGAAATTAATGCTAAATTCGATGAACTTATGTCTCAGCATGGTGAATTAGAAAAAGACATCCAACGTAAATTGGATTTACAAAAAGTGTCAGCAGAACAAGACCAAAGAAACGGTGTTATTGCCGAGCATTTGGTTAAGTCTATTGATGAGTTTCAAGAAGATGTTAAGATGCAAAGAAGTTTATTAAACTCTTATTTAAAGGGTGTTAAATTTACTCCAGAGCAAGAAGCATACAGAGCTCAAACAACTCAAACAACTACTTCTGGTGGTTTCTTAATTGAAACAGTATTACAAGATGAAATTACTAACATTATGAGTGCCTTTGGTGGTGTTCGTTCTGTTGCTAAAATCATTAAGTCTACTGGTGGTAACCCGATTGACTGGGTAGTTAATGATGATACTGCTAATAACGGTGCATGGTTGGCTGAGAACACTGCAAGTGCTGCTCAAGATGCTGCATATACTAAGGTAACTTTAAACGCTTACAAAGCGTCTGCTGATTATATGTTAGTACCTTTTGAATTGTTAGCGGATTCAAACTTTGATATGGTTTCCCATATTAATGAATTGATGGCAACAAGATTATTTAGAAGAACTGAGAATGGTTATTCTGTTGGTACTGGGTCAGCTCAACCAACTGGTATTTCTAAATCTTCTGCTTTTGGTGCAACTACTGATGTGACTTTAGTTTTAGATTTCGATGACATCTTAGACTTGAAACATTCGGTTGATTCTGCATACAGAAACGCTGCTACTTGTCATTTCATGATGAATGATAACACTTTGAGAGACATCAAAAAGGTGGCTATTGCAAGTGCTAATCAATCACTATGGCAACCGGGTATTATTGCTGGTGAGCCTTCTACTATTGATGGTAATCCTTATGTTATCAACAATGATTTAGGTGATATTGGAACTGCTCAAAACCACCCGATGTTCTTTGGTAACTTCCAAAAGTATATCATTAGAGATGCTGGTGGAATGGAGATTAAACGAAGTGACCACTTGAATATTCTTGCAGACCAAGCGACTTTCGTAGGGTTTATGAGAACTGATGGTAAATTAGTTGATTCTAATGCCGTTAAGCACATGAGAGTTTTAGGAACTTAATTAATAGTTTTTATTATTTTATACAAGGGGGGTGGGTTACGCTCACCCCTTTTTTAAACAAAGAAAATGAGTAGTTACCAAATAACAGTACAACCAGCAAGTGAGCCGATAACAACGGCACAAGCTAAAGCACATTTAAGAGTAGATTTTTCAGATGAAGATACTTTGATTGATTTATATATTACTGCTGCTAGACAATTTTGTGAGCATTACACTAATAGGGTTTTTATAACTCAAACGTGGAGGCAAAATGAGGACTGTTTTTCTTATCCTATTAAGTTAAAAGTTAATCCAGTAGTATCATTAACATCATTGAAATATTATGATACTAACGATGCACAACAAACATTAACGGACACTTCTGCCAATTTTCAGAAGGATTTTAACAGTGATGAGGCTGCTATTTATGAAGGTACTACAAATGATTTTCCAAGTTTATCTAGCAATGTTATTAATCCGATTGAGATAATAACAGTGTGTGGTTATGGTGCTGCTAGTGATGTACCAGAACAAATTAAACAAGCTATAAAGATAATGGTTTCTCATTTTTATGAGAATAGAGAAATGGTAAATGTACCAATAGCAAGTATGGCTACTGCTACACCAATACCAACTGCTGTTTACACTTTGTTAAACCCTTATAGAATTAAGCACTTTGGATAAAAAGATTTTAATATTATTACCTATTTGGGGTCGTGAAAAGATAGTAAAAATATGTTTTGACAATCTCAAAGAATTACAAAAGGATTTTGATATTGATGTTCTTTGTGTTGTGAGTGAACAATGGGCAAAGGTAGAGGCTTTTAAATACGGTTTTAAATATGTTGAAGCACCTAATGAATGTTTAGGTACAAAACACAACATAGGAGTAAAAGAAGCATTAACATATAAGTTTGATTACTTAATGAATTTGGGTAGTGATGACATTATTACAAAGGATTTATTCAAGTCTTATGAGCAATGTTTTAAAGATGAAGTACCGATGTTTGGAGGTACAAAGCTAACTTTTATAGATAGCAAAAGTAAAGAGGCGTGTGAGTTCGATTACAAGATTATGATTGGAGCTGGCAGATGTATTAAAAGAGATGCTTTAAAGGCTGTTTATGATGCTTACGGGTGTGTTTATGATAATATACAAGCTGGTTTAGATATGAACAGCATGGCTAAATTTAAGAACTATAAACAAGTGGAGGTGGATAATCCATTTAATTCTATTTATGACATTAAAAGTGATGTTAATATTTGGGATTACGAAGTGATGAGCCACAAAGCAAAGAGTATAGAATTTGATAAAGCAAGTAGAGGATTAACAACCAAACAAATTGATAGCATTTTAGACTTATGATAGGCGGTGCATTAGATAGAAGAATAGTTATACAGAATAAGTCTGAGGTAATAGATGTTTACGGTCAGCGTACTTTGTCATGGGCCACATTTTTAACTGTATGGTCTAATCCAGTACAAGCTGTTAGTATGGCTGCTGGTGAAAGGAATGAAAATAATAATAGAACTACTGGTAGAATGGTAGATTTTAGAGTAAGATATAACAGTACGATTACCAATGAAATGAGAATTATTTGGGATGGTGATTATTATAAGATAGAAGATATAAAGGAGTTAAGCCGTCAAGATGGTTTAATGATAAGAACATCATTATTAGCTCAAACATAATGGCAAAAGACGGATTAAATATACAACTGGAGAATGTTGGTGGGTTTGATAGAATGCTTAAAAGAATGGCTATAACACATCAAACAAAGGCGAGTAACGTGGTTTATCAATCTGTTAATGCTGGTGCTAAAGTTGTTAAAAAAGATGCAGAGGGGAAGGCACCTAAAGATGTGGGTACTTTAAGGAATAGTTTAAAGAATGCTATAAATAGAAAAAATAAAAAAAGAGATATTTTTATGGCTACTGTTCATTTTGACTTCAATAGAAATAAAGGTGAAAATACTGGTGATGGTGGGTGGCACTCTATTTTTATTGTTAGAGGAACTAAGTTTATAAAGAAAAATAATTTCATGTTAAGGGCTACTAAATCAGCAGAGCCAAAAGCAAGAAAAATGATTAGTACGGCACTTGCTAAAAAAATAGTTAAATTACAACAGCTAATAGTTAATGGAAGTTTAAAATGAGTTTAGGAAAGTCGATATACAATTTATTAAGTAATGATGCTAATGTTTCTGCAATAGTAGGTACTAAAATATTTCCATATTTAGCCGTTGATAATATTGCTTATCCATATATAGTTTACAGTAATAATGATTCTGAATTTACAGATACTAAAGACGGTAAAAGCACTTTAGATATAGCATCTTATGATATTGAAATATATAGTGAAACTATAACTGAATTAAGCGACCTTACAACTAAAGTTAGAAACGCCCTAGATAGATATAGTGGAACTGTTGAGGGTATAGATATACAATCCATAAAATACAATGCTCAAGATTATGGCTATGCTGATGAAGATAGAGTATTTATAATGATTCAAAGTTATTCTATAAGGCATTTTACAGTTTACAGCTCATTATCTAAGCCTACTAATTTAGCTGGTAGTGCAAGTAGTACAACACAAATAGATTTAACTTGGACTGATAATTCAACTGGTGAAAGCGGTTTTGAGGTTTGGAGGAGTTCAAATTTAACTAGCTGGAGTTTAATTACTACAACAGCAGCAAATGCAACTAGTTACTCAAATACTGGATTAACAGCAACAACACAGTATTATTATAGGGTAAGAGCAACAGATGGTACTGATGGTGGTGAATGGAGTAATATAATCGGTGTAAGAACTGATAATAGTGGTGGGGCTTCACCTAGTGGGATAGCTTATTTTGATGTATCTTTAACTGGACAACTAACTAGCTATAGAACTGGAGATGATGCTTGGAGGCTTTTGAATAGTGAATACGTTAATACACAACCAGCTTATCCAGTTAGCTATGCACAACTAGATACAACTGCATTAGACCCATTTAGAACACTTTTAAATAATAACGCTTTTGGCAATAAAAATAGGTTTACGGATGAAAACGGTTTACAAGTTTATGGAAACAACTATGCTATTGACCATTTAACTAATAGAGGGTGGTATTTAACGGTACAATCAGCAGTAACTTGGAATAATGCTATTGATAATTCTGTGGCATTTACAGTTCTGGGGTATACTGATTTTTATTTACCAAGCATTAAAGAAATGGAGAGCATTGTAGATGTGGAGGATAACGATGTATTAATATACAGTCCGTTCAATTTTTCTAATGCTATTGGGGGTGTTGACTTATGGACTTCAACAACAAACAAAGGTGAAACAACTAGGGCTTTTATTGTACAGCCCTTAGTTTCGGGAACACAATCTTATAATGTCGCACGTACACTTAAAACATCAACGGAAAAACACTATATAGTTAGAAAACATTATTAAAATGAAAGCAATAGGAACAATAGAAATAACAGAAGAATTAACATTAGAAAACCCAACATTAGAATTTAACAGCGTATATGTTGAATGTATTTTTATTGGTGATGACGGTTTAAGAAATAGCAGATTAATGAAAGTTGATTTATCTAGTATTGATTTAGAAGCTGTAAAGCAAAGTAACGAAGTATTAAAACAATTTATATAAAATCATGGATATAGTTATAATAAAAGAATTTGTAAAGCATAATAGAGTTTTTGAAGTGGGTCAAGTTTTAGGGCTTACAAAATTAAAGGCTAAGTATTATGTTGATAATGGGTTTGCTAAATATGCAAACGAGCCTATAAAAGAAGTGGAAACTAAGAAAGTGGAAACGGTTAAAAAGGTTAATAAAAAGAAGAAAAAATGAAAATAATTTTATTAAAAGAATATGCTTTTGTTAATAAGGTTAAGCCCGTTGGTACACTTGCAGAAGTTACTAATGAACTAGGTGAAAGACTTGTTAAAGAAGGCATTGCAAAGACTACTGAATTAACGGTAGAAAAAAAATCAGTTAATCCAAAGAAAATTGAAAAAAAAGATGTAACTTTGGAAAGTATTAATGAGGTGGAGAAACCTCAAACAAAAGAAGATAAATAATGGCAACAACGGGAATAATTAATGGTACTAACATAGGTATATATATCGGTGGTACTAAAGTAAATCACTGTGATTCTGGAAGTATTTCACTTTCTCATGGTTTAAGAGATGCAACCAGCAAAGATTCTGGTGGCTGGTCTGAAAGTTTAGAAGGATTACGTGAATGGAGTTTAGATGGAAGTGGTTTTGTGGCTTTAGATGCTACATACGGGCTTGTAGAACTAGAGGGTGTATTAACAGCTAGAACTGCTGTAACAGTTAGATTTTCAACAGAAACAAGTGCTGATGAATATTTTGAGGGAACTGCATTTTTAACAGAAGTATCTGTTGACGCTGCTGTAGAAGATTCTACTACCTTCTCAATGTCTTTCACTGGAACTGGTGCATTGAACTTTAAGGCGTTAACATAAAATCAATTATATGAAAGTAACTATTGGAGAAAGAGAATTTAATTTAGTTTACAATAACAAGTCTTTATTTAAGATTGAAAAGGAACTAGATAAATCTGTAATTAAAGTATTTCAAGATTCTAATGAGTTGGAGAAACTACATACCGTTTATACTATTGTATATGCTGGAATAGTAGAGCCTATCACATTTGATGAATTTAGTGAAATTGCTACTTTTAATCAGTTAGCCGAAATATTACCTAGCATAGTAAAGTCTATTGGTGATTCATTCGATACTGGTTCAAAAAAAAAGTAGAATCTGATGGTGAAAGTAGTTGGGATTGGTATGAGATACAAAAAGTAGCTTATGGTTTTCTGGGGTTAAAGCCTAATGAATTTTGGGCGTTACAACCTAGAGATATATTGATAATGTACGAGGGTTTTCAGATGAAGCAGCAATATGAAGAGGGCTTACATTTGGAAACCCTTCGTTTATTAAGACATTTAGGAATAACAACACTAGCAACAACACCAGCTAAGAAAGGTTATAAAGTTCCTAGACCTAATAAATACTATCCGTTACCTTATGACAATAAGCCAACTGAAATGAGTAAGGAACGATTTGATGAAATAATGAATAAGAAAGATTCATTTATTGAGAATGGTAAGTTAAGAGGTTACGTAGATAAAGAGGGTAGCTTATATAATAAAGAAAATATTAAAATAGGTAATGTTGTTGAAGGCGTTATTGAATATATAAATTAGTATGGCAAGTAGTGGTAGTATTTGGGTAAGTTTAGGGTTAAAAACGGCTAATTTTCAAAAGGGGCTATCTAAAGCAAAGGGTGAATTATCTGGATTCCAAAAGGCAACTGCTGGATTAAAAGGAATGTTTAACCCAACCACAATGGGTATTGGTGCTATTGCTTTAGTGGGTTCTGCATTAACTAATGCTGTTGGTATTATAACGAATTTTGATAAAGCCGTTTCTGGTTTAGCCGCTGTAATGGGTAAATCGAAAGAAGAGATAAAGGGTTTATCAGACCAAGCGAAAGAATTAGGTGGTACAACTGCATTTACAGCGTCTGAGGTTGCTGAACTTCAAACTGAATTAGCTAAGTTAGGATTTCCAGAAAAGGATATAAAGAATATGACGGCATCCACGCTAGATGCTGCTGCTGCTTTAGGTAGTGAATTAGGTGAACAAGCTGCCTTATCTGGTGCTGTATTAAGGCAGTACGGGCTAGATAGTTCTGAGGCTGCTAGGGTTAATGATGTATTGGCTAAGTCTGCTAGTAGTTCGGCTTTAGATTTTGGTAAATTACAAACGGCTTTACCTATTGTTGGAGCTACTGCAAATGCTGCTGGTGTTTCATTAGAACGTACAACGGCTTTATTAGGTACTTTGTCTGATAGGGGTATTGATGCTTCAAGTTCTGGTACTGCTTTAAGAAATATGTTTTTAGAGCTATCTAAAAGCGGTATGTCTTGGGATGAAGCAATGAGGGCAATAAACACAGCAACAGATAAAAATGCCGTTGCGTTAGATTTGTTTGGTAAGCGTGGGGCTACTGCTGCTGTAATTATTGCTGGTGCAGAAGAAAATACAGCTAAATTAGAGGGTACGTTAATAGATGCTAATGGTGCCGCTCAAGAGATGGCTGATACTATGCTTAACAACTTAGCTGGTGATGTTACAAAGGCTCAATCAGCTTGGGAAGGTTTAATACTTTCTTTTGAAGATGGTCAAGGTGTTTTAAGTCAATTATCTAGAGAGATTACGCAAGTTGGTACGGCTTATTAAGTGTTTTAACAAAATTAAATAATAACGATTTATCTGGCATAGGTTTAGATACAGCCGAATCAATAGGTTATTTAGATAAAAAAACTAGAAAATTAACAGCTGCCTATCAACAAAACTCAGTAGTATATAATGAGTTAGCGAAGCAATTAAAGGAGGGTAAAATAGATACTGCTAAATTTCAGAAGGGAGTTGATATGTTGGCTAACGGATGGAAGAGGGCAACAGCAGAAGAAAAGTTAGCAGCAAAGGAAAATGAAGAGCTTAAAAAGTCGCTAGATGGGGTTGCTAATGAAGCAATACCAAAATTAACTGAAAAACAAAAAAGACTAGCGGAGAAAACAAAAAAGACTAAAGAAGAGTTTGATAAGTTTGTTAGAAGTTTAAATTCTGCTACACCAAAAGAAACTTATAATGATATAATTGAAGATACTGACGCCTTATTAGATAAGATAACAGATACTTATACAAAGAAAATGCCAAAGCCAGAACTGGCTTTTAAGGTTAAGCCATTAAGTGATGAAGAGAAGGCTAAAATAGCTGCTGATTTAGAGGCTTTAAAAAATAAAACTCAAGGTTTTGCGGATGCAGCAATGACTGCCTTTAGTGGTATTGGCTCTGCTGTTGTTGCAACTATGGGTCAAGCAGAAAGTGGTATACAGCAATTCCAACAATCAATGGCTGCAATGGTTATAGATATTATAGCACAACAATTAGCAGCCTCTACAGCAAATGCTATTACTGGTGCGACTGGTGCTGCTGCTGTTGCTGGGCCACTAGCCCCAGCAGTTCTACCAATAACAATAGCCTCAATGGTGGGTACTACAATAGCCGCTTTTGCTGCTATTCCAGCCTTTGCTGATGGTGGTGTTATATCTGGCCCTACGATGGGTTTAATGGGTGAGTATGCTGGAGCTAGAAACAATCCAGAAGTAGTTGCACCACTCGACAAATTACAAGCTATGATTAGTAATAATGGTGGCGGTATGGCTGGAGATGTTACATTTAGAATAGAGGGTACTACTTTAGTTGGGGTGCTTAAAAGAACTGATAAATCAATGAAATATAGTAATTAATGGCATACGGTTTAAAATACTATTATAATTTTTCACAAATAAAGAACTACACTAACGATTCTTATCGTATAGAAATATACAAAGAGGGTTATGCTAGTAGTTCAACAGAAATAAACAATATTGCTGGTGGCTCTATTAGTGTAAGTAGAGATGGTGATGTTTTAGAAGTTGTGCAAGGTACTAAAATGAGTTTTGGGCTTTACAACGATACTGAGGGGCTTTATAAAGAGTTTAGAGAAGCTGCCTATGGTGATTATATGATTAAGTTAATACAAGACCCAACTGGAACACCATTAACTAAATTTGTAGGATATAACCAAAGTGAAATATATACCGAATCTTACGACCAGCCACCATACACAGCTACTTTAGAATGGACTTGCGGTTTAAGTCATTTAAAGCACGTTAGATTCGATAATAGTGGTACTTTATACACTGGTCAAAAAACCATAATTGAGGTGCTTAGATTGTGTTTAAATAAGCTAGGTAATCCATTAGCCATTAGAGATATTGTTAATGTATATGAAGATAGTATAAATGCAACCACCACCGATTCAATGCTTAATCAAATCTATGTAGATGTAAGTGTTTACAAAGAACAAGAACAAGAAGGTGGTTCGACTGTTGAGAGTGGGTTTTTCTGTAATGAAGTTTTAGAAGAAATATTAAAGCCGTTTCTTATTAACGTATATCAAGATAATGGTATATGGTATGTTGTAAGGGTACAAGAGTATTTAGATACAACCATATATTATAGAGATTTTAATGCCAATGTAGGTACTGAAAGCACCGTTACAGTAGATGGTACTGGCAACTACACAACTAATAAAAGAACGGTAACGGGTACAAATGGAACGGCTACTGAATTAGTTTTAGTTGCTCCTAGTTCAGAAATGAGTATAGAGCCTCCATATAATAGAGTGAAGGTAGAATACAATCAAGAAAATTTAGATGTAAGTCAATCAAACTTAATTAAAAACGGTTGTTTTGAAGTTAGAAAGACCACAACTGGGGCTTATGGTACTCGATGGAAGCCAGATTTCTGGACATTTACGGGTAATGATTACACTACTTATAATGCAATGATTGCTACTTTAGGGAAATGGTGGTTTCAATTTGATGAAACAGCCCAAAAGACGGCAGCAACATTTAGTAATTCCGTTTACATGGAGTACACAAAAACAAACATACCTACAGCAACAAATGATAGTTTACAGTTTTCATTTACTGGTAGGATAGAAACAAAATACACAAAGAACGCTGGAGGTAGTTCGGCAAATAGTCCTTATAACTTTGTCCAAAACACATTATTCACTAGATGGGAGGTTGAAATACAACTAGGTATTTATTATTTGCATGGCGACCCCGTTACTGGTTATAGTTGGGTAGCCTCTTCTGGTAGAGCTACATTTGATAAAATAGGATTTACTACAAGTGGTCTATCTGCTGGTAACCTTAAAGAATCTTTTGATATAGTACAGATATTACCGACATTACCACAAAATGCTATTGTAGATTTAAGAATACGTGTTTATAGACCATATAGTAATTGGAGTTCATACGCTTCTACAAATACCGACTACACAATGGTGTTTAATCACTTATGGCAAACGTGTTTTAAACTTATTTATTTACCAGATGAATTGCCACCTATTGAGGAGCTTGTTTTGTACTCAAAGATAGATGAAGATGAGAATTTGCTAGAAATAGAAACATTGCATGGTGATGGAACTAACTCGATAACGCTAAACAGCTTTAGATTGTCCTCTGGTTTGATTACTGATAATTGGAATAGACGTGGAGTATCTGACAATGCAGAAATACTAAATATCTTATTAAAGCAATTAAGAGATTTAAGAGGTGAATTTACTAAAAGTCTGAGTGCCTTGTTAATAGGTGAAATAGATATATTTAACACAATAGAGCATACAACAGATGAAGCAACACAATACTATATAAA